GTTTGCCTGCTCCGCTGTAAGCTTTAAATGGAGATGCAGCAGCACCATTAATAGTAACATTGATATTTGATGGTGTACCGCTTGAAGTCTCAAACCATGGATTAGTAGCATAAGGTACAATACTATCCTTCCCGTTCTTCACCGGATATAATTTCTTATATAGCTCTATAGCATCAGCTGAAGATAATGCTACAAACTTATCTGTAGTCGACGGATCGATTTTAACAACACCCGTTTCTTGATTTGCTTGAGTAGGTGGTTGCTTAGATTGAATGACTTCGAATGAAATACCGCCAGTAGGGTTGAAGAAGCTAATATCAACAAATCTTTCTGTACCGTCACTTTCATTCGTACCAACAAATGTAAATTCTTCCCACACTCTTTCTAATTTTTCGTATGGGGTAGAAGTAGTATCGCCAACATTTTGTCTATTTCTGTTTGATTCAAATTCGCAGAACATTTCAATCTCAGGTACATACGGCTCTACATAAGGTGCATAAGTGGCAACAGTCTGACTTACCAAATTCTTCCTCTTGTGAGGGAAAGTAATCTTATCACCTACGACATATTTAGAAGATACATCTGCAATTTCAAAATCAAGGTTCAATGTAGTCCGACTTGGTTGCAATACATATTCGTAAATAGATGCAGCGTAGTAGGATACGTCTACGGCACTTAAATCATAGTTCTCAAAATTATCTACAAAGAAACCAAACTTAAATCGTTCGAGAGTAGAATCAACTGAACTTTGAATAGATTTGTTAACTGTCTTATTTTCTAGCTCAGATAGATTTTGATTATATTCGAGTGCATCAATTCTCCGCTCAAGATTGCCGATCTCAGACATCGTATAGACGCGTGGTTGAGGATCGATCTTTGTCATTGTATTAGTAAATTTAGCAACTCGAGTAAAGACGGCAAGCTCATTCTCTACAAAGGTAGACATGATCTCTTTTAGTTCTGTCGATGGTCTTTCTGGAACCGAAGGATAGGCAGCGACATTGCAACGATAGAGCAATAACTTGTTAGCCTCTTCTTTCTTTTGCATCTCCCGAGCGCCAATAGTAATATCAAAACTACCATCAGATTTGATACTAATTTCATCTACACGATTTTCGTAATAAGTAATATTATATTCGAAATTACTTTGTGGCTTAGGATAACGATATTGAGTATAGTTAAACGATACAGTTTCAGATGCAGCATTATTTGCACTACCTTCTGATGTAGTAATATTTGCAGTAGGAGCAGCCATAGGTCTAAAGTCAATACATTCACGTAAATCGTGATAACGACCACGTTCACTCACCATCTCCGGAATTTCAAGAGTGTGCATTACGCCACCAGGTGTAGTATTAGCTCGCATTGTAGCTAGCTCTTGCTCATCATTGATTGGATATGAATCAATGACTTTGGCACCATGTACATCGCCGTCGTACAGATAATCAAACTCTACAAGAATATTAGTAGCGAGAGATGAAGATGCTGATGGCCGCTGATACAGATAACCAAGTCCCCAATATGCATCACGTTGATTACTATCAACAAAGAATTCTGAAGTAATATTAGTATCGCTACTTGCTGTGCCGTTATAAACATTTACAAGACGCATAACACCCGAAACACCAAGACACTTACCGTTGTCCCAATTTCCAGTCGTATTAACAAGTACGAAGTAACCTCGGCGTACTGACATGTCAACGATAGTTTCTTCGATTTTCTGATCGAATGTGACACTAAATACATCGTTAACTGCGGTGACAGCAGTACCAAGATTAATTACGAGGTTAGACCCACTTACTGATGCGTTAGCAGTAGTTCGTGAAGAAAGATCGATAGGAAGATCTTTCGGGAAAATTCGTGTGATTGATTTACCTGTACCTGTAGCTGGGAAAATACCAGATTGTGTACGTACAGTCAATTTGTTTTGGCCGCCTATCTTTGTAACTTGGCCGACTGAATTAGTATTATCTTGAATCCAATCTCCTACTCTTAGATCTGTTACAAATGTTGGACCTGCTGTAGTGGTAATTGTAACTTCGTTTCCTGAAGTAGTTCTAGTCGAAATTTCCATACTGCTTTCTAAAGCAGCAGAAGCAACAACATCTTGCTTTGGTACAATGATTAGATCATTTTCTTCTTGATCGCTAAGAGCGCCGCTACCAGACGAGTAGTGCCATTCGGCACCAGATTGTGCAGGAATAGTAATCTCACCAGAAGCATTTACACTATAGTAAGTGGTTCCAGTTGTTCGATAAACGTAAGAAGTATTTGCAATACTTTGAACTGGCAATTGAGTATCAAATATTAATGTGTTTCGATCAGCATCGACAATTTGTGCTATATCACCATAGGCATCAACAATATAGTTATTGCCACCTTCTTCGATTTGTACTTCGCCTGCAGATTTAAGTGATCGAATAATATTTTGATTCGATTGAATAGTAATGACGTCTGCAATACCATCTTCAAGCATCAAGCCTGAATCAAGATCTGTGTAGATAGAGCGAGTATCTTTAAAGTTCTTACCCTTATTCATCTTAATATCGAACAGATAAATTCGATACTTCGCATTAGGTGTGCCTTGAATGCCGCTAACGTACGCTACACTTCGAATCTTAGCTGAACCAATAGTGCTGCCACCGAGAGAAGATGAAACAGTATTTGCTCCAGTGCCTCCATCATAATCGTAATCACTAATAAAGTTTGCGGCGGCAGATTTAAGTACAACTGTGCCGTTGTCATTAAACGATGAAACACCAGCAACTTCATTTACTTCGACATATGCAGCGTAGTTTAAATCAATATCTTGCTCAGTAAGAGTAGTCGTTGCTGTGCCCTTATCTACATCTTTTACAAAGTTAGTTTCTGTTTTGATTCTGTAACCAGCAATATATGCATGACCTGGATCGACTACATATGAGAATGTAGTATCAGATTCACTAAATTCAAGAGTAGAGCGTGTAGTACCGCGGAAGTCATCGAGAACATAGTTACCAGACTCATCATAAGTCCTCTGAGCCATCATATCGCCGAGCTTATTGTATTGTGTAGTCTTGTTTTGTTGGAACGGCTTGCCTTCTGAGAAGCGTATAAGCGGGAAGAAATTAGTTGCTGTTTTCTCTTCAGCAGCAGTTCGAACAACAAGAACAGGAGAAACCTGTAATCGATCGGCACCAGGCGCAGACTGATTAAGGAAACCTGATGCATTATCGTAAAGAGTTGCATCAGTAAATACGTTAACAACTGACTCAGTACTATCGAAGCCAACAGAAAGATCGCTAGGAGTATTCGAATACTTACTTACCATCTTAAACTGAGGTGAAACATTAAGGAACAAACCTTTCTGATAGATTTGACCTGAGGCTACAGAAATACCATAACCTTCACCAACTGGATTAGTTATACTTGCAGCTGCTGTAACAGTCTGATACCAATTTTCTGCGTCTAACTGAAGGTTATTCAACACAGCTGCAGAAGATGCACCTACAGAATATAGACTAATATGTGGTAATATACTATAACCAAAACCGCCACGAGATATTGTAGCTGATTGAATTTGTCCGCCAGCAGTTGTTGTAATTTTACCAGTTGCATTTTCGCCAATGAAAGATACAACTTTAAATTGGTTTCCGCCTGAATGACTAAGCAACTGATCTACTTCTGTTTGCCATGATGCGGCTTTAATGTTACTACCAAATTGGTATGCAGTATTGGGCTTGACTCGTAAGATAAGGCTATCGTTTTCAGGGTGAGGAATAGCATCATGAGTCAGAATCAATGAGATAGTATTACCTGTTGCAACGTCAGTAAGAGTATCACCAGCATTAAATGCATTTGCGAAATCCGCGGTTCCGTCCGTCGCTGTGCTAACTTCAATAGCTGACGTAATAACAACTACATCATTGTTAGAGAATGCTGAAGCGCCAGAAGAATTATTTGCTACGGTAATATCCCACAGCCGTTCATCTTGATGGAAAATACGAATCTCTTCGCCAGCTACAAACTCATCAGAGTTGTTTGATGTAGCATCATCTACAGCAGCATCATCTGTATAAGTGAGATACAGCGCCTTTAGATTTACGTTATCACTTTCGAAACCATCTTCTACATGATTAATGAGAGCAATTTTTCCAGTTGTTTGACCATTAGCACTCAATCCAGCAAACTTACTTAAATCAACCGCCGCCCCTTTCTTGGTGGTATCTAAGATTTTTACGAATGGCATTGAGTTGTGATAGGTAAAATTACAACCATCAAGAATAGTACCAGCTTTAAGAATATGATCGCCGAACTGCTCGATCTGATCTTGAAGCATAGTTTGAAGTTGGTTTACCTCACGTACTTGTACTGCAGTAGCAGGCTTGAACAAAATTCGATAGTAGTCATTACCTCTATCGAAATCGTCAAAATACGGAGATGAAGATAAGTTTGTATTTAGGGGCATTACTTAGAACTCCAATATAACGCGAATTTCTTCTGATTGATTTTCGTCTCTATCAACTGGTATATCATTTTGTATATAGAGGATTGCGCCTCTATTCGGATCTAAATCACCGTATCTAATATCAAGAGCATTACTAGAAGATCCTACTAATTGTGCTCCACTGACCGAACCTTGCAAATTGGTAAATGTATTGAAATTACCTTGAATATTCGTCAGACTTAAAGTTGTCGATGAACTTTCTGATATTAATGAAGAGTGAAGTTGGCCGGTCGATGTGCCTTGTGACACAGTTTCATCTTCAGTAAATGGTCCGTCAATTACACTATCACCAATAATTTTTAACATTTGATTGTAATCAAAGAACCTAAAATCAGCATCGGCTTGACCTATTCTACTATTTATATCAATTCCAGCAATCGTGCCAACTTGTTTACTTGTTCCACCGTAGATAAAGCTACCTTTACTAAAAAATGGTCTACAGTTATTAACTAAAACTCCAGTCGTAATACTCGTATTTCCTGGAACTGGTGCTTGTTTATTTGAAATAATAGCGTCTGATTGCATATGTACATAATATGCAGTGACAGTAGTATCAGTTGCAGTTACCCATTCTGGCGTGACTGCTAGATTAATAGTATTTGATGATGATCCTGCAGCAACTTTTGTTAACAAATATTGTGGCGTATTTGTTTCAGTCTTCATGAAAATCCAATCGCCAGTATTAAAATGTAAATCATAGCCGCGATTGTCGACAGTATCTTTTATAGACGCGCCGAGTTGAGTATTACTAGTAAATGTTCCTGTAGAACCCATTTGTATTTTTGAAAACTGATATAGAGTTTCGTCATCTACAAAATCGCCTGAAGTATCGGTCGTATAAATGGCGACATTTGCAAATTGCGGGTCGCGAATAATACCAAACTGAGCAAAAGAATTTGTTGGTTCAATAAGACCAGCTTCGTCGCGATTATACTTCATATAGAATGACAATCGTCTTGCACCAAATTCAATTACAGTATTAGCACCGTGACCGCCTTGAGGTGGTATAATAGGTCGTATAGTTGCGGCTGTGGGAGAAATTGTAATACCGTTATTTGATGCTGGATTACCAGTTAAAACCGAAGCACTAGCAAACGAATAGTTTTTACCAACGTCTAGCATTTCTACTTTATTAACACTATTTGATGCAGCTGGGTCAATAATAGCTCTTGCTTCAGCATTGGCTGTTTGGTTACCATCACCAATAATTTGCACTTTAGGCATCACTTCATATGTAGAAGTTTCGTTGGGTAGAATAGTAAATTGTTCATCAAGCTGTGCAAATACACCGCCGAGATCTGAAATATATGCAGATTTATCAATTGTTCTATATTGACCTGAACCTACACCGCTCGTAATATACAATACGGTATTTTTATAAAAATCCGTAGTTTGTTCTGAACCTAATTTTAATCGATACGTTTGATTAGCTCGAGCTGAGTCAAAGTGTGCTTCAGCAGATCCAATGGCCGCGCTATCAATAATTGTTGATGTGATTCTGTTAATATCTGCTACTTCGAATTTGGCATCAGTGATGTAATTATCATATTGTTTTCCAGTAAATGTTACCTTCACAACATCAATTGAGCCTTCGATAGCATTATCTTGTACTACTGTATTGGCTACGACCGGAATATATTTTTCTGTGGCAAACTTATTAAATACAGTTGACGTAATACTATACATGTATTTCCACTGATAGCCATCAGCAGTTTCATAGTAATCATCACCTGATATATAGAGATCACCATCATATTTTGCATTTGCAAATAAAGGTTTAGAAGTACTTTGCGCACCGTTATTATTATACAGACACTTATATACATGCTTAAATGAACCTTCGTCTACAAGCACATAGAAATTTTTATCTTGTAGTTCTGTTAATTGGTCATCATACATTTCGTAAACTGTACCACTCACCCAATTATTACGATTAACTACGAATCGAATATCGGCGGCGGTCATCTTTTTACCGAAGATCATATTTCGGAATACTTCAGAGTTTAGCTGACGGACAGTTTCTGACGGCTGATTAATTTCTTCAAGCGTTGACGCAACAGTTTCATGATCACCGACAAAAGCATAATAGGCAGTATTTGCTCGCTCGGTAACAGATTCGATTATCTGATTAATCAGATGTGTCTTAAATTCCGCTGGTACTAATTTCTTGGCCATTTTTTATTTATCTCTATGCTACGTTAGCAGTGTAGAAAGTATTTTGATTTATAAACAATGATGTTGTCTTTAAATCAAATTGCGTTGAAGTATCGGTAGGTGTAATATCGATAGTGGCTTCTGAAGTACCAACATATCCACCAAATGGTTTACTACCTGCAACGTGAAGTACATCTATGAGTGTCTTCTTATATTTGTTAAACGGTAGAGCTGACAATACTTGATAAGAATACTCTTGATAAAAATCATTATCTGCGATGTATTTATCCGAACTGAGGAAAGACCTTCTATTTGGATGATTGCCAGGAGCAATACCTTGATTACCAAGGAAACCTTTTACTGATATTGATCTATCATTACTAATGGTAGACTGAAGAGTTAGATTTTCTCCAGGCTCATATGTATCAGTTTCGTTTACATAATTTTTACCAAAATAACCAAACCCAGAATTAATAATTTTAACTGCTGTCGCAAAACCGTTACCCGACAGAGCGGTTGCTGTTACATCAGCATTATGACCAGGCCCCGGCAGCATTCGTGTTTCATCAACCGTTTCAATTACGACTGATACACCAGATGTTTGACCTGTTATAGTTTCGTTGTGCTTAAATTCTGATTCAGTTGAGAAATTAATTACATTACCTGTATCAATCGGATCATCTAGTCTAACGTCCCAATTTAATCTTCTAGCAAATATCTCGCGAGTTTGAATGTTAAAGTCGTATATGCGAGCTTCTTTAGTCGTTGCTTCGCCCGACACTACAATCTTTTCTCCAACTCTAAACGTTTTCAAAAGGTTTTCTGCTTCACCCTCATCTTTATAACGAATATAATAATCATGTCTATCGATGTGTGAAGTAAGAGGATCATATACGATAAAGAATGGATCGTCACCGTATCCCTCTCCTGGTGCAGTGACTACTATCGAATCAATCGATCCTATTTCTATGCCGTCAGTTGTATAATTTAAAGCATCGAGTAGAGTCGTAGTTGAATAATCAATAGTATTACCTTGTGCAACTTCTTGGAATTCTGAATTACCAGGATCGGCAATATCAATCACATCAGTATTATTAATCGCTAACGTTAGATCTAAATTATTAAGTGTCAGCGGTGCACCATCCGTAGTCGTTGTCTCATAATAAAATTGTGTTTCTTGTTCTTCAAAAGTCGATAGAGTGAAATTTGCTTGAGTAGTAAATGTTGATGTTCTATTATTAGCGCTGCCAGAAGCATATGTACCAAGTGATGTATTCGCTGCGTATGTATTAGCATATAGTTTAAATGGTAATTCTTCTGATGTTGTCCCGATCAAACCAATATTTACATTAGACATTTCAACAATTGTAAATTCTGTATCTGTATCGTCATTTAAAAGATAGAAAGGTCGATTCGTTCTGAACGCGCCCACACTTGTTTGCAAATTAATGTACGTTTGCGATGTAGCATTATTAGAGAATGTGTTTGCTACTTTAGCACGAGCATATATTTGATTTACGTCATCTTTCTGATAAAATACAGCTCCACTTGAAAATTGATCAATGTAATCAGTAGTATATTCTACTGTAAAAACATTACTTACAGCAATGACGTTTGCTTCTACTGAAATATCAATCGCATCTATAGAGTCTTCTATTTCATATCGTTCTGAAGAACTATCTGCATTAGAATATAAGAAAGTGATGTCTGGCGCAGTGTTTGAGATATCACGTCCATCAGCTAGCGCATATGACGGATAATCAGCTTTAATATAATTCAGTACGAGATATTCATCAGCAGAACTTTTATCAACAAGTGTACCAGTAAATACAACGTTTGCACCAACTACATCATTATGTGTAATGTATAATTCAGTACCTAAATCAAGCTGCAGTGCTGCTGATGTTGATGTGGCATTAGAACCATTGAGATAGAAACGATGTAGATCTTGTTTTACTTTATCAAAGATTGGAAATGGTTGTGTTTGATAAAAGAAATCTTCGTTGGTAAAATTCTTAATTTCGTCGAATCGCAAAGTTCTTTTTGATCCTATTACCTGAGCATCATTAGAATAACCCCAACCGCCTTCGACCAAATTAAAGTTTACAACACCCACAGCATTTCGAACAGCTGTTACAATTGCAACACCCTTTTTACCTTTACCATCTTTTACTGCAACTTCTTCGCCAACAATAAATCCAGCACTAGATGCTTGAATATCAAATGAGCTTAATGAACCGATCATTCTATTTCTATATTGAGTACCACCTAATTCTACATCGTCGAGAGCGAATACTAATTCGTCAGTTTCGAAGTTACCGTTGAGGCCGCTTAAATATAAAACTTCGATGTATAAGCTGCCTCTTTTAATTCGAATTAATTTTTCACCAAATGCAGATGCGCCGCTTACAGAACCGAATACTTGTTTACCAACAAAGTTAATGTTAGACGGATCAGGCAAAAGTTCAAGATAACGTTCATCAGTCCACTCATTATCAGATAAGCGGAATACATCATCTGAAGGTGTGTATATGCGAGCTTCTAAACCGTATACTAATTTAAAGAATAAGTCAACGGCTCGCGAAGAACCTTTTGCACGATAGAATTCTAATGCATTCTTAATGAACAGCTGCTTATTTGTAGCAACGTTAAATTGGATATTAGAGAGATACTTATTTTTAAATGACAGAATAAAATCATCAAGAGTAGTATCAATATCTCTATACTCTGATAATTTACGTGAATGATGAATGATTTCTGCAGGGTTTTGTACAATTGTGCCATCTACATCAAACTGTGTTGTTTCTAACCACTCATAATATGCCTTTACAAATGCAATAAAAAGTTCCCCTTCTGATTTATAAAAGTCAGGGAATTGATTCGCAACTAATTGCGATATACTTTTTTCTACATCGATCGCCATTAAATTCTAACCTGTTCGATTCTTACATTAATATCTGCATCTAATACGCGTAGAATAGAACGATTCTTTGCAGTTACATCTTTCTCGCGAGGCCGTACAGTCATCTTTAACATTGGTTTTTGATCTTGAGGCAAGAAATTATTAATAGTGAGTATACCTGTTTCATAATTTACCTTACCAATTTCAGTCAACACAGTGTGTGTGTCTGGTGTAGATTTAATAATATTAAGATTGCCGATACCATCATCTTCGATAGCACACTGCTCACCTTGAAAGAGGAACGTATCAGTATGTACAACAGCTCTTTGATTTGATGGGTGATCACCAAGCTTTTGACCAATATCATTAATTAGCTGCATACCAAAATCAACAGTATAATTTTTACGTTCAGCAATATCGAGTGATACAAATTGTGTAACTTCTACATCAGTATCATTACTTACAACAGATTCTTGAGCTGAATCGATTGCTGCTACCAACTTACTGTAACGAAGAGTCTTATTAAATCCGTTTAAGCTATTAAAGTTAAATGATTGAATAGCTGATACAATAAGACTCTTCATATCATCTACGCCTAAAGCTGTTTGTGTAATATCATACTTCACTTTAGACCCGATACTTAAGTACATATAATTTGGTACAATAAACACAGGGTCGATTGACAAGGGGCTACGAGGTTTGATAAAGTCGCGATATTTTGCTCGATACGTATCTGGCAATGCATCAGTATTTTTAAGATCAACAGCAATAATAACTTTACCAAATTGCGGAGGATCAAACTCTTCACCACCATATGCCGCTACATCATTGATTTCTGAGAAATTTGCTTTGAGTAGCGTAGCATAATCTTGTGCAGTTACAACACGCTCTTGAGTTGTAAATGCCCGCGGCGCATTGAATTTAATAGATTCGATTGATTCTGGAATCGCGCCGCCTGATGTTTTAGACTTAACACTGATACGTGTAACTGTAGCTGTATTAATATCATCGTCCGCTGTAAAAGTACCAATACCATTAGGCAACTCACCATTACATGCTCGATATTCAATAAGTACAATAGAATTATTTTTAGGTGGTCGACCTATTACACCGTCGCCAAATACAATCTCATATGTATCATTTTCTGCTGCTTGCAAGAAGAATACTTGGCTCGTTGCTCCAAGACCAAATAGTGAATCACGAATATCGTAATTCAACACATTAGCACCGTTATCTTCGATTACAGTTACTCGCAAGCTTGTTGTATCAATTGTTTTGTTAGTGATAAGATAACGAACTGGATTTTGTGTATCAGCTACGTAAGAATCTTGTACGTAATCTCCTTCATATAGTACGACGTTACTTGCCAAAAACTCATTTACATTTGCAGTACTTAGCGCTTGAATATTTTCATTAGTAGTAAATGTAAAATTACGATTACCAGCAGTACCAGTAAAAGATGTTCCGCGCGGAATCAATACCGTAGCATTTTCAGAGCTATCTGTAAGAAAAATATCAACTTCAGCTTGTGCAGATCTAAAAGATCGTGGAATATAGTTGAGTTCTTTTGCATGTGAAACAATAGAATCTCGAAGCAATGCAGAATCGAGAAACATTTCGTTTGCAACCATATTCAGATAGAAACTATTGAGGTTAGTATTATATGCTAAAACATCCAATAGTACATTGATATTAGAAGCTTCGAAGTCATAGTCTCTAAAGAGATCTTGATCTTTTAAATATGTCTTTAGATTTTCTTTGATTGATGCAAAATCTAATGTAGTGAGATCGTTGCTACTAGCCATTTTATCTTACTCGGTATAGTGTGAGGTCTAAATCTTCGACATCTTTTGATGTCAAGACATTAAATTGTATTCTTACATCTACTGAGTTTTGATCTTCTGAAACAACACAATAGATATCTCTTATTTGTGCACGTGGTTCGTATGTTTCTACTAGCCACTCAATATCGTTTTTAATCTCACGTGCAGTATCGTTGTCAAGCGGCTCAAACAGATAATGACTTATATTACCGCCGAACGATGGATTACGTAGCCTTTCATATTTATTCGTCAACACCAGATTACGAATTGCAAGTTTAACAGCATCAGCATTTACTTTTCGGCCTATTTGACCTGTATTAGGATGAGGCAAAAACGTGTGATTAAAATCGCTAAAGATATCGCGACTACTCGCACTAATCTGAAACTCTTCGTTTTTCGTTGCTGTCTTAACGCCCATGGGTTTCTCTTTTAATTTCTATTTATTATGGAGCCGCGGTACTACCACCAATTGAAGTAGATGTAGATACACTATTAGTAGATGGGTTAAATGTACTGCTACTACTAGCAGTTAATCCACCTGATCCGTGTGTATGAACATCGTACACATCTGCAGTAATAATAGTTTCACCATCAACGGTTGATCCAGCTGGTAGATCTACAGCCGAACCATTAATAGTAATACCGCCACTTGTAATCGTAATAGAATTACTGCCTACTTGAATTGTAACATTTGTTGTGGCTGATAAAGTAACATTATTACCACTTAAGTTTAATGGATCAGGCGTAACATCAGCCGCGTCGGCCGCAGCTGATTTGGTTGATTCCAACGCAGAGAGCTCACCTTGTAAAGTACTAATGTCAGATTGTAATTGCGTTATTGCTGAAGTATCGTAACCCATTAATATGTTCCTGGTATTGTAATATTATCGAGATCTGTTACAGCTTGATCGATCTCAGTAGTTGCATCGCCAATATTAGCCAACTGTGTATCGAGTGCATCGATTTGTGCTTGTACATCACCGCCGAGTGCAAGCAATTCGTCATAGCCAAGTTGATCAAGTGTATCATCTCTTACATTCTCGTAAATAGCAGTAGCTTGATCGTATAAGCTAATTGCATTATCCATAGCCGATGTTACAATTTCATCCATTGCTGTGCGTATTTCGTTTTCAATACAATCAGCCAAACGTGTTGCAGCATTTGCTACAGCAGACGCCAAACCAGCGAGTGCACTTGCTAAGCTAGCAATTTCAGTTGCTAGTTGTATAGCTGCGGCTACTTGAGGACCAGCTACTCCAGTCACTACCTTTTTTGCCCAACCAATAATCTTTAATGGATCACTTGGTACACTTAAAATAGGAGCATACAAACTCATGATAGCAGAAATCTCTGCAGTCTTTGCATCCATCATGTCAGTTACTGCTTGAATATGTTCATCCATTAATAGTTCTAAGCGTTCACAGCTAAATTCACCTGGAACTGATTTAAAACTGCCATCAGGATTTTCTACAAGCGTAACACCGGTAGCGCGATCTAATTCATTCTTCGCTTCGTTTATTGCATCTATTGATGGTTGAAAACTACTCATTATACTATACTCGTTACGATTCCATTTTTAACTGTGACGGTTCTACCTGTTGGAGTAGTAAATGTATCACTTGCTCCTACTGAGGTGCCTAATGAGCCATTGACAAATAAGTTACGGTTTGTATTATTTGACCCTACAGTAACGTCACTATTAAATTTTGTTCCAGTCGCTGTTTCAATATGTAACGCCATTGCTTTTACATCATAACTATATTCTACTGTTAATCGACTATTGCCTAAAGTCTTATGTCTATGATTACCATTTATTTGTGTAGCTGCATCTGCTCCAACAAATGTACTCATATTACCAGCTACATCAATAAACAAACTTCGCGAATCTTCGTCTGCCTTTGTTCGCTCGTCTTTATGTCCTACACCGACAGCGAGGTAATAATTATTGTTTGCAGTTGTTGAATAGTTATTCTTAACATCAATATAAAGATTTGTACTATCGTCAGTAGATATAGTACGAGCATCATCTTTCGGCTTCCAACCTATATTTAGTAGCCAGTTGTATTTTACATCTAAGTAATAATTATTTTTTTCTGTTTCAGCTAGCTGTCTGCCTTCACCGTCTTTGTCATAATTATTCTGAGGTATCCAGCCAATCGATGTTAATTGATTATTAGCAATCTCGATGTAATTATTCTTTTGAGAATGGGTATCAAGTTCTCGCGCTTTCTTCCATGTCCATCCAACTGATAGCTGTACGTTATTAGCTACGTCAGTAATAAAATCATACTTATGTGTATCGGGTAAAACTTGTGGTTTCTTATCTGCGTTATCACGATATGTGGTTTCAACAATATACGTATCATTTAATTGATAACGTGCAGACTCGCCAGATAATTGATTATTTGCAGTTCGCGGATAAAAACCAACTGCAATAAACATATTATTTGCAATTGTTTCTACTTGATTATTACCCACACCTGCGGTCGTATTATTGGCTATCTCTAATTTGACCGATCCACCAACGAATGTCTCTTTATTCTCAAGTGAGATGGTATAATCATTACCAACCGTTTTCTTTACTCGTCTTCCTTCCCATGGAGGATGCAAACCAGGTTCATGATCTTTGTTCGGCTCAAGCCATCCTCTCATAGTATCCGGATAATCATTGGGTAAAGCGTCACGCCAATTTGGGAGACCTTGTTTATTATTAGATATTTCCTCATAGCTACCCGATCGATGCCACCAGTGCATTCTCTCGTGTCCTGGTGTATCGTCTAGTTCAACCGCATGACCTGATTTAGTAGTATGTACAAAGTTGTATGGATATTCAGTATCATAATCAGATGCAGGCTGCCATACAAGATTCATCATACCTTTATTATACGGATGCTTAGGCAGCATCTGACCGCCTTCACCTGGATTTGTAGCAAGCGGATAATCTTGACCTAATGGATGATTTGCTTCTCTTTTTATGTCTTCATGCCAACCTTTGGCCAAAGCAGAAACATCCATATACGGATAATCTTCTTCAGGCGGTTTAATTTGCAAAAATTTACCAGTAGCTAAATCAGTAGGTGGTTCTGGATATATCGACGATTTATGATACGTTCCAAAAATAACCGGAATATTTTTCTCGTAGCCGTCTAAATAAAAACCAAATACGTAAGTACCTACAGCGATACCAGTCGGTGACGTACCAACAGCATCGATCCAAAATGGTGTTTGAAACTCTTCGAGTTCTACTATCTTACGATAACTGAGAGAAGAAGATTGAACTGATGAGAGCGGCCACGCCCACAACAAATCGTCATCGATAATACCAAATGTCTTTTTCTTTTTACCTAATTCACCAGTCTGCTCATGCAAAGTACGTACTTTGACACGGCCGAGATATCGCTTATCTTTCGGATCTTCGGTAGGATCAAGCTCGACGACTCGACCCATAAACCATTTAAAAGTATCACCGAGATTGTAATACGCCATCTATCTCTCCATCAACCTAACGATCTGCCGTACTGATTCGGCTTCGCTATATCCATTACTAAGAAGTGTTCGAACACATTGTTACGTGTCTGATCACAACGATGTTTTAAATTTGTTACGATATAATTCTCTGAGAATATTTTATTTTGCTGTGGTTCACGCGTCAAACCAGAAATCTCAGGGAAATTAACTTTGATGACATCACCTACACGCATATTCGTATCACCATAAGTTCTAATACGTACAGTGTATTGTGTGATTCTTTCATGAAACGGCCGTTGATAATGTAGATTCTTATTATGTTCCATTTCAGGCCGAGTACCGTCTTTTACAGTCATACGGGTGACGCCTGGCATCTCCATTGTAAAACCGTTATATTCTGCACTATTAAAATCAAATGAATCATCTGTCTTCTTAAATATAGTATGATCACCAAGATTATTATATTCATTCATCAGATAGTAACCACCACGATGTATATCAAACTCTCTAAATTGGTTGCGCATTGCACCAGCTACTACTTTCTTAATTGATGAACCTTGACCAGTAGTTTCATATGATAAGATGTTTCGATAGTTGACTACTTTCTCATATGGTGAGTTTCTATTTGAGGTATCATAAAAGAATTCTTTTTCTTTTGCACCTGGTTTACGATCAGTAATGAGTTTCTCGATAGTTTGAAAGTGATAGCCTTCGTAATCTTGATAGAAAACAAATACTGATGATTTATTTCCTTCAGCAGATACTGCCCTTTCTTTAATCAGATTAACTACCTGAAATGGCCGAACCATATTACATGCATAATCAAACTTACCCTTAGTAGATTCTTTCGTAATAAGCGGAATCTCAGCACTAAGATCTTGCGTGATAACTTCATTCAATGCATCATGATACAACATGTCTTTATATCTACGTGTCATTACCATATAACTATTCTTTAAATAGTCTTTCGTCACACAACGTAATTTATATTGACGTAGGTTTGACATATCATTTGTTGTCAAACCTTGAATACTTTCTACAAAGAACTTATATGTTAGAGCTTTTCGAGACGGTGTTTGAATAGTGAGTTCGATTGTTTCTTCACCACCCAACGGGAATTCATTCATTAGTTCTATACCTTCAGCGATATAGAAATCGGCTGCAATCGTATAGTTATCTAATGATTCGTAGATATCGAAGCTTTTGACGAGGTTCTTAATATTCAGCTTATTACCACCACTGAATGTTTTAAGTATAATCTCGTCGCCGACTATATCAACATGAGAAGCATCTTTTTGCATCTTTCACCTATTTCAGCAAGTCATCTAACTGCTTATTTACTCTGTTTGCATAATCGCTATCTACGAGATATATTTCTCGTTTCTTTTCATTAATATCTGTTTCGTAATCGTAAAATGAGTATTGAGAAAAATATACTTGTTCGGTTGCTGGAATAACATCTTTTATTAATGTATATGATTCATAGTCAAAATTAATCGTGACATTAGAAGTATCGCCAACGACATCAAAATTAGATGTCATCTCACTCCAATCTCCGGAAATATGTTGTAGTGTTACGTATGTTGTATTAGAGGTAGCAACAGTCGCTGAACCACTTGAAGAGCCAGAACTAAAATTTACAATTTCGTCTTTAGTAAATGGTGTACCTGCTGTAGCAGTAAAACTATATGAGATAATTCTATTCGTCGCAGCGTAGATTTCATTTTCAGCACGTTTATAACCCATGATACCAAGTTGGTTTAGAATTGGTTCCCAATATTTTTTTCTTTCACCAGGTAATGCAGCATATGCGCCTTCTGTAATAACCTGATCATCACTACGATAATTATTACGATATAAAAATACTTTCTTTTGAGCAGCAGGGGCAGAACCATATTTCTTTTTAATAGTTGCATCAAAATCGTCTTGATGCATAGCAACGTCATAATACGGATCAATAATATCGTTTGCCAAATAAATTAACCAATCGAGATCTACATCATCATAATAATCGTATGCAAGGGTTTCAGGTTTTTGACCGTCTTGAGTTTCGAAAGAATAGAATGCAGACAAAAGGCTTTTGATATTCTTATTGAAATCAACACGCCGCATAATATTAAGAGACGGTGTATCATTGTAGATAGTGATTGGGAACTTACGGAAATATTGAGTCCTATCTGACATTATACATCACCTCTCGTCATATTCTCCATTTCTTGGAATGTAAGAACAAGGTTGATAGCAACTGGAGCTCCATCAACAAAGAAAGCAGATGTACCTTCAGCAGTGTAATTTACTGCGAATGTACGTATAGCAGATTTCATGAAGTTACCATATACAGAAGAATCAGGCAATACCGATGGTTTTAATAAACTCGGATATTTAAGGAAACTACCAGCTTTTTCTGGTAATATTCTTTGTTTCATTAAAACAATCATAGCTTTTAATGTTGCTGCTTCTTCAACAGACCGAGGAACTAATTTCCAAGTCCAAGTAAACTGACGCAATTCTAAACCTTTGAAGAATACAGTTGGATGCGGGTTTGGTATCTCACCAGTCACTCGTCCTGCGAGACCACCAAGTACCTCATCTGCAGAGTTTAATGCTGCGAAAGCTGCGCGCTTAGCTACTTCACCTATTGCCTTTCCTGCTTCTTCTCCAGTTTGATTGCCTAATGATTCGGAAGCAGCCTTTACTTTATCGCCTATACCACCAGCGGTTTTTAAAGCAGTTTGCGCTGCATCACTTTGCATCACATCGCCGAGTAATCCGGTATCTCGCTCTTGATATTTGACTTCATGATTTATAGTAAAGTTTTCAGGGATAGGTAGCCATACTTTTAGATCAGGAGAAATACTACCAGCTGATGTAGGTGATTCTCTTTCATACGACCAAAACCACAGCTCTATATAAGAAGCAGCATTTTGTTTTAGATCTGGAGGGAAAGTCAATCCACCATAGTTTAAATCACCTTCGCCAGTTAACCGATTCTTTTTATCTAAAATCTTTTCGTATGGACTCTTTTTGTTAAATTCTGGTACACGATTGCCTAACCTACCCATATCAACTGGATTACTAGGAAATTTTTGAGCAAGCGGAATCTTATCCGCTACAGTTGATGATACAGCAGATGTTAATACTTTTTCTGCACCCTTACTAAATGTTCCAGCTCGTTCCAACTTAGCAGCAATATTAGCACCTAATTCCATCGCAGATTTTTGATGGCTATTTAGATTAGTAATAGAATTAGAAACACTACCATTCAAAACACCTGGTCGTGTGCTAATACTACCTAAATTTCTAATTCCAGCAATTTGAGTCTTTTCGAGAGACGATAGCTCGTTCTTTAATTGCGCAGCTACTGGTCCGACCGAATCGATTGTAGTTTTTTCTGCCATGATTATTCCTATAAATATTGTTATGGCAAAGACTTATAAAGGTGTCTTCAAACCTAAAAATCATAGTAAGTATCGAGGTGATTCTACTAACATTATTTATAGAAGTAGGTGGGAACTATACTTCATGCGATATCTCGACGGCAATTCAGGTGTTAAAGAATGGGCAAGTGAAGAACTCATTATCCCTTACAGATCACCGATTGATGGAAGAGTACATCGCTACTTTCCAGATTTTTGGATTAAGAAGATTAACAGCGAAGGAAAACTAGATACGGTCGTAGTGGAAATAAAACCATTTAAAGAAACCGTAGAACCAACTCCGCAAAAAAATCTTACTAAGAGGTATTTATACGAAGTGAAGACATGGGGTGTAAATTCTTCTAAATGGAAAGCAGCACGTTCGTATTGTGAAGATAGAGGTTGGGAATTTATGATTATAACTGAGAAAGAATTAGGTTTAAAATTCTAGCTGTGGTCCTTCTTTCTCTTTATTTTTCTTCTCGATAATAAGATCTACGTACACCTCTCTTTCGAAAGGTATCATATCATTAATTTCTGTGATTGAGAAGTTGTGCGACTGAGTTACGTCAAAGTTGAGCTTATAATGATTATAGAGTGTCATATAACTCAGCCCAACTGAAAAAAATCATCAAGATCTCTGAAGACAACCCTCTTTTCTTTTCCTTCACTATTCGTATAATTCACTACGTGCTCGATTTTCGGCGACGTCTCAAAGAATTTTTGAATCTTATTATATGCATCGATAGGTAGCATATCGATAAACTCTTGTTTATTTTTCTTCGACTCTTGCTTCCACGAATAAACATCATCTTCATCAAAGATAGTGTCAATACATGCATCTAACATTTTTTCAGTAAGATCTACCATGCTCTCAACTTTTATCATTGCATCAGACATAGCAGGTGTAGGATACTTTAATGTAACTCCAATATCATCAGTAATCATAATCTTATTGCTATGATCTTCTGCGAATTGAACAATAACATCATTTAAATCGAGTTCTAAATCATACTCAATTCCATCATTACTATCTTGTACTTTAAACTTTACTACATTGCCTACTGATACGGAGCGAATTTGAATAAACAAATATTCCATATCAAATACTGGTAAAGAATTGACATCAAAATTATCTTTCAACACACAATTATTAACGATTGTTTTAATCGCATTATAGATATCGATCTTCTCACCCGATTCTTTTG